TACTGGAGCAGTTGTTCCGTACCGTGCAGATTTGTTTACAGATCCTAATAAATACGGATTCTCAGAAGTTTTAAGTCCAGTTGAAATTGGTCAACGTGGGACAAGCAATTATTTATTTAGACCTCTGCCAGAAGGCAAAGCTCCAGTTGCACCAGTAAAGCCTGCCGAGTTTGCTGGCGTAAAACCTGAGATGCCAGAGATTGGTGAATTTGATACAGCTCAATTTGAAGCTAAGAGGGCTGGTGCAGAACAAACATTCAAGCGTGAAGTTGGTGAGCGCCGTGCCGCTAGGCTTGGTGCTGTCTCTCGCAAAGCAACACGACCACTACTTGGTGGAGCAACACCATGAAAGAAGTTTGGGATAAGCCAAGACCAAAGGACTTAGGCAAGTCTAAGCCGCTCTCTTCAGTTGAAAAACGCAACGCTATGCGCCGTGCCGCTAAAGCTGGTAGACCATATCCAAACTTGGTAGACAACATGGCAGCAGCAAAGGAAAACAAATGAAAGACAGCAAAACAAAAATGCAAGAAAAGGTTGCCAAGGTCATGCGTGAGTACAAAGCTGGCAAGCTCAAAAGCTCCAGTGGCGACAAGGTAACCAATCAAAAGCAAGCCGTGGCTATTGCCATGTCTGAAGCTGGTGTCAAACAAAAGGGCAAGTAATGGCAACACGAAACATGCTTGAAGATGTCGAGCTGGAAGAAGGCGAAGAAGAATACTCTTGCCCGATTGCAACCAAAGACTTGGCTGAAAACCTAAAGGCTCGCAACTACGCTTTTGCTCACTACGGATATGGCCCAGCCAATCCAAACGACATGAAGAACAACGAAGTCTTTTGGCTCCGTAAGTCTGTCATGCTCAACACTTCAGTCGAAGAAGCTATGGGTATGCGATGCGGTAACTGCGCTGCGTTTATTGTCACTAGTCAAATGCTGGATTGCATCAAAGCAGGCATTGAAGCCAAGCGTCCTGAACAAGAAGCTGGGTACGATGAAGACATTGTTGAAGCGGCTGGTCTTGGCTACTGCGAACTGTTGCATTTCAAGTGTGCTGATAGCAGAACATGCGATGCATGGCTGGTTGGTGGGCCAATCAAAGATGAAATGGAAGATGACTGATGGCAGTCCTAACAGTTACTCGTGAGTCAGAAAATCAAAAGGCGCAGTTTGTTGCACTGACCCACAAGAACAACGCTGGTGAGCAAGTAATTGCTGGCGCTGATGCGCCTGTCATTGTTGTTGATGTCAACCACCAGCGAAACCACGATGGAAGAGCATTCTTTGCGTACAAGCTTGCACCAGATTCTGCTCCACTTGCAGCTAATGCAAGCATTGACATTGTGCTGGCATCGCCATCAGGCGTGTTTCCTCATTTAACTGTTGAAGCAATGTGTCTTGGTGACGCAGAGTTGTACATCTACGAAGGAACATCCACTACTGGTGGCACAGCATTCACACCGATCAACCGCAACCGCAACTACGCTGTCAGCAATGTCAGCCAAGTTGCCATGGTGATCAACCCAACGGTCACATCACTTGGTACAGAGATCGATGCGCAGATCCTGCCTGGCGGTTCAGGAAAAAAGTCTGGTGGTGGTACTGCTGGCTCACTTGAATATGTACTGAAGCCATTGACAAATTACTTGTTCCGCTTGACAAACGTGAATGGCACAAGTCACGCCGCATTTATGACAGTGGAATGGTACGAATAAAGGAAAATCATGGAATACGATAAAAAAGCACCTGGCGGCATGCGCCTAAGTCCTGAGCAAATCTTGAAACGCCAGCAAATAGCGCAGACAAAGAAGGACGAATTCCAACAACTCTATCAAGACGCATATGAGTTTGCTTTGCCACAGCGACAGTTATATGGTGTGTGGGAAGGTGGCTCTGTTGGCGCTAAGAAGATGCAACGAGTCTTTGACTCTACTGCCATTAACTCTACCCAACGGTTTGCCAATCGCTTGCAGTCTGTCGTGTTCCCACCTCAGCGCAAATGGGCAAAGCTGGAAGCTGGCAGTCAGATTCCATTTGACAAAAAAGCTCAGGCACAAGCCATCTTTGATCAGTACTCTGATGAGATGTTTACCGTCCTGAAGCAGTCCAACTTTGACATTGCCATTGGTGAGTTCTTGCTGGACTTGGCTGTGGGTACGGCTTGCATGATGGTTCAGCCTGGCGATGATGTTAATCCAATTAACTTCATCCCTGTTCCACTCTTCTTGGTCAGCTACGAAGAAGGCGCAAATGGTCAGGTTGACAACGTCTATCGCCGCATGCGCATGAAGGGTGAAGCTATCCAGCGCCAATGGTCTGATGCCGAGATCCCAGAAGAGATGCAACGCCGCATTGAGAACAAGCCAACAGACGAGATTGAGCTGCTGGAAGCCACCATCTATGACGCAAACCGTGGTGACTATTGCTACCATGTCATTGACCGTGTCAGCAAGAATGAGATTGTCTACCGCCGCCGCAAGATGTCTCCATGGGTGATCAGCCGATACATGAAGGTGGCTGGTGAGATCTATGGTCGTGGGCCTTTGATAACTGCTTTGCCCGACATCAAGACGCTGAACAAGACCAAAGAGCTGTTGCTCAAGAATGCATCGTTGGCGGTGGCTGGTGTATATACAGCGGCAGACGATGGGGTGTTGAATCCTAATACTGTCAAGATCGTCCCTGGCGCAATCATCCCAGTTGCCCGAAATGGTGGGCCACAAGGCCCTGCTTTGCTGGCTTTGCCCCGATCAGGTGACTTCAACGTCAGCCAATTGATCATTAATGACATGGTGCAGAACATCAAGCGCATCTTGCTGGATGAATCGTTGCCACCAGACAACATGAGCGCCCGATCTGCCACTGAGATTGTTGAGCGCATGAAGGAGCTGGCTCAGAACTTGGGTTCAGCATTTGGTCGTTTGATCAATGAAACTATGATCCCGCTGGTTGCCAAGATCCTTGAGGTCATGGACGAGCGTGGCTTGATCGATATGCCTTTGCGTGTCAATGGGCTGGAAGTCAAGGTTGTGCCAGTGGCTCCATTGGCTATGGCTCAGAACATGGAAGAAGTCAACGCCATCATGCAGTTTATGCAGATTGCACAAGGACTTGGCACTGATGGTCAGTTGGCTATCAAGGGTGATGTGTTGGTGGACTACTTGGCTGACAAGCTTGGTGTACCAGCGGCTGTCAGGAATACCAAGGCTGAACGTGCTGTGCTGATGGAAGACATGCAGAACCAGCAGATGCAGCAAGCTATGGCACAGCAACAACAGATGGCTATGCAGGCTCAGGGAGCCTTGCCAGCACCAGAAGGTGCAATGTAATGTCATGGGAAGAACTAGAGGCTATAGGACAGCCTACGGATGTCAGGGAAGTCGAACAAAGAAGGGAAGATCTTGCCAGACTTACCCTGCGGGTCTTTGGCACTGAGGACGGCTTGAAGCTGCTTCAGTGGCTCAAAGATATGTATGTGAATGTACCTGTCGCCGTGCCAGGCACAGACCCATCGCATGCCTACTTTGCTGAAGGGCAAAGGAACGTAGTGAGGGAAATTGAAGCACGGATTAACCAAGCGAGGAAAATTTGACCACTGAAGCAACAACTGACCAACCCGCATCTAGCGGCCTATTGGACAATGTGCAAGTGACTGATGTAAGCACTCCATCAAACCCACAAGCCGTAGAGATTGAACACCGATCTGACACCACTGCGGCTACCAGTACAGCACCTACAGGGGCAGATGATCCCTTAGAGCGTCCTGACTTCTGGCCTGAGAACTTCTGGAAGAAAGACTCCAACGAGCCTGATCTAGAAGGCATTGCCAAGAGCTGGTCAGATCTGCGTAAGCAAATCAGCCAAGGCAAGCACAAAGCGCCAGCAGACGGCAATTACGACATGAAAGCCTTTGGCGACAATGCTGAAGCCAATCCAATTGCCACAACCCTGACCAATTGGGCAAAGGAAAATGGCTTATCCCAAGCGGCATTTGATGACTTAGTAGGCAATCTGCAAACTCAAGCGCAAGAGATCATGGGCGCTGACATGATAGACCCAGCACAGGAGTTGAAAGCCCTTGGCCCTAATGGGAAAGCCATGGTAGACGGCATGGTGAACTGGGCTAGGGGACTGGTCAACAAGGGTGTTTGGTCACCAGATGACTTTGAAGAGTTCAAGATCATGGGCGGTACTGCTCGTGGCATTAGGGCTTTGATGAAGGTCAGAGAGTCTTACGAAGGCAGGATTCCAATTGAGTCTGCACCGTTGCCAGGCGCAGCGAGCAAGGATGAGCTGTACCAAATGGTTCAAGATCCAAAGTACAAGACTGACCCTGCCTACAGACAAAAAGTTGAAAAGATGTTCCAAGCGACATTTAAGTAAAATCTCCAAGGCAAGCAGTTGCCCTTTGCCCCTACTTGCGTGGGGGCTTTTTTTCGTCTATACTGATTTCGTTGTCGTTGCACACAACCTAGGAAAGCCGCTTACACATGCGTTCTGGCCTCTGAGACTACTCAGGGGGTGCAACCCGAATGCAGTTGTAAGTGGCTTTTTTTATTGTGTTCGGCATCCGTACTCCAGACGATACCAGTGAGTCTGCATGGACTGCTTGGAAGAAAACACAGGGCTTGGATTACACCCCCAAGATAACCCTACTAGCCTGTCAGCGAGGGACTAGGGTAGATATTGGTACATGGGTGGGACAAGCCAATATCGGATGAATCGCTGCCTCAAGGGTTTACTGGGATGGTTGGCTTTGGGGGGAGTTATTAGATTAACTACCCCTTAAAGCATGACCCTCTGGGTAGGGCTGGATAGCATTGGCTACCACCCTTGGGGAAGCTATGCCTAAATAAATGTTGACATACTGGAAAAAGTGATATATATAATGTAAGCATAGGCATATCTGGCAACAGACCCTTAACCGCAGTGGATGCTGTAGATTGGCTGGCTTAACCAGCAAGCATTCGGCCCTGACTCTCAGGCTTACCGTGGCGAGAACCCTGATCAATTAACTTAATGAGGTATTCAAATGAGCGTTTCTCTATCCAACGCCTTTGTTACTCTGTTCGATGCGGAAGTCAAGCAAGCCTACCAAGGTAAGGCAATGCTGGTTCCAGCGGTTCGCCAGCGTCGTGGAGTCGAAGGTTCTACTGTCAAGTTCCCCAAGGTCGGTCGTGGTGTTGCCACTGTCCGTGTTCCCCAAACTGATGTCACACCTTTAAACGTAGCATTCAGCACCGTCACTTGTACGTTGGCTGACTTCAATGCTGCTGAGTACAGCGACATCTTCTCCCAAGCTAAAGTCAACTTTGACGAGCGCCAAGAATTGGTGCAAGTTGTTGCTGGCGCTATGGGTCGCCGTCAAGACCAAATGATTCTGGATGCCTTGACTGGCTCTAGCACCAGCTTGACTGTTGCTAACAGCATCGGTGGTTCAACCACCAACATGAACGTAGCCAAGCTGCGTGAAGCCAAGCGTTTGTTGGACAAAGGTAATGTGCCACCCGATGGTCGCAATATCATCATCCACGCAAATGGCTTGTCCAACTTGCTGTCTGAAACCAGCGTTACCAGCTCCGACTTCAACAGTGTGAAAGCATTGGTGCAAGGCGACATCAACACATTCTTGGGATTCACATTCCATGTGTTGGGTGACCGCTCTGAAGGTGGCTTGGCAATTGATGGTTCTTTGGATCGTACTTGCTTTGCATTCCACAAGGATGCAGTGGGCTACGCCGAAGGTCTTGCAATGCGTACTGAGATCAACTACATCCCTGAGAAAACCTCTTGGTTGGTGAACGAAGTCTTCAGTGCTGGCGCTATTGCCATTGACGATGAAGGTATCGTCAAGATCACCTGCCGTGAAACTTAATCTAGGAGAACAACATGGCATTTTCATCTACAGGCTTTAACGCAATTGGTGGTCAATCTAAGGCTGGCAATGCTCCCGCAATTTATACCTACAGCAGTGCTGACGCTCAAAGCGTTATCCGTGCTTCTGGGTATTTCAATTCGGTGGCTTCCATTCTCAAAGTTGGCGACTTGATCTTCTGCTACTCGGCAACTGGTGGCACTCCTGTAATGTCTACCGCTTATGTGAATTCAAACACAGGTACTGTGGTTGACATCACTGACGGTGTGACCGTTACTGCAACTGACACTGATTAATCAGTAGTCGACTGAGTAGGCCATCTTCTGGGGATTCTCGGAGGATGGCCTTTCTTACATTGAGAGGCACATATGGCAGCAGGCGATACAGGTATTTCAATTTGCTCAGATGCATTGATCATGCTGGGAGCCAAGGCTATTACGTCTTTCAATGACGGTACTGATGAGTCTAGTACTTGTGATCGCTTGTATGGCGACATCAGAGACTCTACGCTTGCCACCTATCCGTGGACATTTAGCTTCAAAAAGATTCAATTAGCGCAGTTGCTGACAAATCCAACTTCCGTGTGGAAGTACCAGTATCAACTGCCTGGCGACAAAATCTCCAACCCTCGTGCTGTGTACAACTCAGCCAACCCTGGCAGTCCTGTGCAAAAGGACTGGGAGATCCACGGCGATGTCTTGATGACCAACCTGACCAGCGTCTACATTGACTATCAATACAGCCTTGGCGAATTTGCCATGCCCCAATACTTTGTTCAATTGCTCAAGTACATGATGTCTTGGCACTTGGCAATGCCCATTACCGAACAAACAGACAAAGCCCAATACTGGCAACGTGTTGCAGTTGGCGATATTTCCGAAAATGGTCGTGGCGGGTACTTCCGCACAGCCATGCAAATTGACGGACAGAACAACCCAGTGCGGGTGATGGAAGACTATAGCTTGATTGCAGTGAGGAACTGATGGCACGTTTTGTTGACGTTACCACCAACTTTTCCACAGGAGAGCTTGATCCTTTGCTCCGTGCAAGGGTGGATCTGGCTACCTATGCAAATGCGTTGGCAAAGGCGACAAACGTACTGATCCAACCCCAAGGTGGTTTGCGCCGTAGGCCAGGCTTAAAGCATATCCTAGAGCTTCCCAACAGCAGTACCCCATCAGCAGGCAATGGTGTGCGCCTTGTGCCGTTCCAGTTCTCTGTTGACGATAGCTACATGCTGTGCTTCACCCATGAGCGCATGTACATCATTAAGGCTGGCGCTGTCATTGCCAACATCAATGGCACTGGCAACAACTACCTGACCACCACCGTCACATCCAGCATGGTTGATGACATGTGTTGGACTCAATCTGCCGATACGCTGATCGTTGTCCACCCAGACTTACAGCCAGTCAAGATTGTGCGTGGCGCTTCAGATTCTTTGTGGACGGCTACATCAATCACATTTGACAGCATCCCCAAATATGCTTTCACGCTGACAACCACCAATCCAGCGGCAACACTGACACCAAGTGCTGTCTCTGGCAACATCACATTGACGGCATCTGCTGGCGTATTTAGCGCAGGCAGTGTTAACCAATATGTGAATGTGAGTCCACAGGGTCGGGCAAGGATTGTGGCGTACACCAGCACTACTGTTGTCAGCGCCATCACAGAATACCCATTCTTCAGCACAGCAGCAGTTGCAAGTGGTAGTTGGGAGCTTGAGTCTGGCTATGAAGATGTGTGGTCTGCTGGAAAAGGATGGCCTCGGACAGTGACTTTCCATGAAGGTCGTCTGTACTTTGGTGGATCTAAGTCTCGCCCATCTACCGTTTGGGGTAGCAAAATTGCACTGTTCTTTGACTTTGCTGCAACAGAGTCATTGGATGATGATGCGGTTGAAGCTACGCTGGACACCAATGATTTGAACGTGATCACTGACATCATCAGTTCTCGTGACTTCCAAGTGTTTACCACTGGCGGTGAGTTCTTTGTTCCACAAGCTGGCACTGACCCAATCACTCCGCTGACATTCACATTCAAGAACGTCAGTAGAAACGGAATCAAGCCTGGCACTCGTGTTCAATCTGTTGACTCTGGCTCTGTGTACATCCAACGCCAAGGCAAGTCGCTCAACGAGTTTGTGTTCTCTGACACTCAGTTGACCTACATCACTCAGCGCATCTCGCTGTTCTCTGGACACTTGCTGAAGAACCCTGAGCGCATTGCATTGCGCCGTGCGTCCAGCACAGAGGATGCTGATTTATTGTTGATGACCAACACGCAAGATGGCAGTATGGCGGCATTCAGCGTCATGCGATCACAGCAGGTCACAAGCCCATCTGAGTTCACAACCGATGGCAGATTCTTGGATGTTGGCGTAGATATCACCAACATATACACAGTCACCAAGCGAACATTCAATTCTGTCGACAGGTATTTCGTTGAGTTGTTTACAGAAACATTGTTCACAGATTGCGCATTCATTGGCGGTGCTGCGGCAAGCGCCAGCAGTTTGCCTCACGTTGGCAAGGCTTTGAACGTGATTACAGATGGCGTGGTGCAGTCCAATGAGACTGTCAGCGGTGGTGGTTCCGTGACGTTTGATCGTGCCAGCACAACAGCTTATGAGGTTGGTTTACCAATCACTGTGTACGTCAAGACTATGCCTGTTGAGGTCAAGTTGCAGACTGGCTCTCGCTTGTCGTTCAAGAAGCGCATTGTCGAGATCAGCCCAATTGTCAAAGACACACAGCACTTGATCATCAACAATCAGCCAGTGGCTTTTAGGTTGTTTGACAACGCATTGCTTGATGACCCTGAGCCTACATTTACTGGCGTTAAACGTGTGAATGGCGTACTTGGCTACAGTAGAGAACAATCCATTGAAGTACAACAAAACTTACCCTTGAAGATGACCTTGCTTGGCTTGGACTACAGGGTGGCAGTACATCCAGGGACATAAAAAATGGCAACAAACTACGAAGCAGCGGCAGGATTCATAACGGCTTATGGTCAATCAGAAGCCCAGAAAGCTGCGGCTATCAATCAGCAAACTGGCTACATGGTGCAAGCCAGAGACAACTTGGCTATTGCTGGTGTTCGTTCAGACATGGACAACCAGTACGCAGAGATCCAAGCTGGTCGTATTCTGAAGAAGGCAGAAAACGAGGCCATGAACTACCAGATCGCTGGTAACTCATTGCTGAAGAATATGCGAGCAACCAATGCTTCCATGCGAGCAAGAGCGGCGGCAAGTGGTGTGGTTGTTGGAGAAGGATCATATGCGGCTGTTGCTCGTGAAAACGTAGCGGCAACCATGCGTGATGTTGGCATTGCTGACTTGAATGCTTTGACAGCCAAAGTGCTTGGCTTTGAAGATGCAAGTGCCATGATCCAGTCAACTCAATATCAGACATTCCTGAACAACTTTTTTGCACAACGTCAAGCTGGTCAGTATGAGATGGCGGCAAGTGCGGCTCGTACACAGGGTAACCTTTTGTCTAGTTACACATTGCTCAAAGGCGGCATGGACTTAGCCAAGACTTATGCGCCAACACCACCTAAGAAAGCATCGTAATGGCTACAAGAATTGAATCAGGACAGATCCAACTGCGTAGTGCTGGTAATGTACCTATGCAACAGATCCAGCCACAGGCTGTGGATCAGATTGGCTTTAGAGCGCAAGCACAAACTGCTGGCACGTTGGGTCAAGTGCTTGATCGCATGAGTGGTGCATTGTTTGAGCAGGCTGGTAAGAAAGCCCAAGAGCAAGCGTTAAATGATTACTTCAACAATTACCGTGTTACTGACAAGCAAATTGAAGATGCAAAGAATGGCATCCCAGTAGATTTGTCGCTTGGCAAAGGTTTCAGCATTTACGACATTGCTTTGCAAAAAGCTCGTAGCTATGAATTGTCTGGTCGCTTTGAAGTAGAAGCAAAGAACGAGTACAACTTAATCTATGACAAGCTTGTAAACAACGAGATGTCTGTCAAAGATGCCGCTACCAAAATGAAGAGCGTGACTGATGGATACAGTCGTGTGCTTGGCAAAGAAGATGGTGAAGCTGCTCTAAAGTTTGTCAGTTCCATGGGAATGCATGCCAGCACAATCATGGCAAAAGGATTTGAGCTTGAAGCAAAACGCAAGCGTGAGCAAGATGTAGTCACACTTCAACAGGCATTGTTCAACGAAATCAAAATGCTTCAGCCTACGCTGGAAGCGCCACTTGAGCTGGATGACAATGGACAGCCACGCTCACCAAATGTGAAGCTTGAGGCAGTCAGATTAAAGCTTGGTCAAGTTGGCACTGCTATTGGTGGTCTTGAAAAAGGCAATGCCATGCAAGCAGACTGGGACAAAGCTGTTCGCCAAGCAAAGATTGATGTGTTGACTAAAGTTGTTATATCAGACCAGTATTTGTTAAACCCAACACAAACACTTAATGCAATTCGCAAAGGTCAACTTGGTGACAAGACGCATATCCTGCAAGACTTGATGGCAACAGATTTACAAGCTGTTGAAGAAGTATCAAAAAACTACATGCAGGCATTGGCTGACCGCCGCACTTTAAATGACGATGTTCAAAAAGAAGAGAAGCGCAAAAAGGAAGCTGATGCAAATACTCTGATGATTGAGTTTCATCGGAAGGGTACGCCAATGAAGCGCAAGGAAGACATTGCGTTGCAAGTGGCAAAGATGGGCATCTTCTCTATTGAGCAATTGGACAAGTACTTGAGTCCTGAACCAAAGGATGGTGACCCATATGCATATGCCAACATTGAGACACAGATTGTGTTTGGCAGCATTACAGATCCAGCAGAACTAAAGCGTATTGCAATGCGATCTGGCATGAGTGGCCCACAGTATGTGCGCTTGAACAGCAAACTGCTGGAAGGATTCAATCAGGAAAAGTCAGATGCTATGCGCTACTTGCGCCGTGTGTCTGGTGTGCCAGATGTTGCAAGCTTGTTTTCAAGCAAAGATGATGAGCATAAGATTGTAAAAAATAACAAGATTAATGACATCTTTGAGTTTCAAGTAAATGCGTTTAGACAGACAAGCCCTGGTGTGCCAATCCCATACAAGCAAATTGCTCGTAGTGCAGAGGAAACATACAACACTGGTGACCGTGCTGATGCTGTCAAGACAAAAGCTCGCAATCAAATAAACAATGTTGTTGGTGATTTGGTGACAAGTAAGAAATTACCTGCTGGTACTACCATTGACGAAAACACAAACATTGACGATTTGGCTACACGATACAAGCTCAAAGAAGACGACATTAACTATTTGCGTCAACAGCAAAAAACATTGCGTGGTAACTGATGGCAACAAAACTTGAACAATCATTGATCGACAACTACTTGAACGCAACGTATCCACCGTTGCCAGTGGAGTCAACTGACTCTATGCAAGCCACACCTCGAAACAAATATCAACAAGCTCTTGGTGCTATTGGTACAGCCATTCAAACTGGTGCAGAAGCTGTTGATTTCAATGTAATTGGATTTCCAAATGTTGGATATCTGACATTGAAAGATCTGACTGTTGGTGATCTTGGTCGTGTGCTAGAGCAGATAAGCTACGGTGAATACCCAATTGAAGGTGCTGGTGGCATTGGCGGTACATCCAAGCTGAATTTTGAAGACACACTTGAGCTATTGAATGCAGTTCCTATTGCTGGAGCTGCTACCAAGTTGGCAATCAAAGGCGGGAAAAAGGTTGTGGAAAAAGTAGGCAAAGCTGCAATGGAGACTAAATAATGGCAAACGAATCTCTTGATCAGCGTCTAAGTCAAATCATGCCTGCTGAGGTGGAGCAGCAATTGCCTGCTGATTTGCCTCGTGCTGATGTGGAACTTGCTGATGCTGGTGATGACACCACAATCCAAGTGGCTGGTCTTGGTGACAAGATCATCAAAGGGCTGACCAAGGTTGTTACAGACTTTGGTGGGCCAGCAGGTAGCAAGATAGAAAAAGCTGCGGCAGAGCAAAAGTTGTTGCAAGAAAGCGAAAAGGTAATTCCTCCATCACCTACGCCAGCGGTAACGCCTGCACCTATTCCTGCCACACCCAAACCACGCAAGATCAAGGCAGCGCCAACACCTGCACAGAATATTGGTGATCTTCCACAGAAGTTGGAAGTCTTTGAAACCAAGATTGAGACTGCGCCAACAACTGGCAAGCCACCTGAAACGCTAATTAATGTCGAGCGCATTGATGGCCCTGATGACTTTAAACAAACTGTCAATGCATTGTCTGATGCAACAGGCATCAAAGTTGACAAAATGACATGGGAGCAGACATTGGCTGCGGCTAAGGAAAAGGGCTTTGGCTCTGACATCCTTGGCGATTTACAGTCAATGAAAGAGCAGTATGGCGACATTCCAGTTGACCTAGTTCGTTTGCGTCTTGCCAGTTACCAAAGCATGAACGACTTCTACACTTTGGCACGACAAGCATATTTAAATCCTGATGACACAATATTGCAAGCCAAATTGTTGCGTCAATTGAATTTGCAAGGCGCTGTTAATGATGCATATGTGTTGTCTCGTACTCGTGCGGCACAAGGAACTGCTGTTGGTCGTATGCAGATTACTGAAGGCAAAGCTGCTGGCATCATGGATGAAGCAGGCAACATCAAGATCCCATCAATTAATGATGCTGAAATGAAAAAGATGTTGGCAGATCCAAATGTGACTGACAACTTAAAGTTAATGATTGAAAAATTTGTGCAGTTGACTGATGAAGGCGCACGAGAAGGTTTGATTAACAAGGTAAGCAAGGTTGGATTGATTGGCGACTTGTGGGATCGTACTTGGAAAAATGGCTTGCTGTCTGGCACTGGCACTCACGTTGTCAACTTTGGATCAAACACAACTATGTTGGCAAGCACAGTAGCAACACGAGCAATTGCTGGTGGTATTGGCTTAACTAAACGTGCATTTGGAGGCACTGCTGAAGTTGAGCTTGGTGAAGCTGGTGCATTGTTGTCTGGCATGATCCATGGCTTTAGAGATGGCATGAGTCTTAGTTGGCAAGCATTAAAGACTGGTACTACTCGTGAGCAAAGAGCGGGACAAAGTCTTTTAGATGATGGCGGCATGAAGCTTGAAGGCCAATACAACATCTTTGATGCCAGAGATTACGGCTTTGAGAATGAAACATTCATCAAGGGTACAAACTTTTATGCAAACTTTGTTACGTTGCTTGGTGGTCGTCCAATCATGGCAATGGATGAGTTCTTTAAGACCATTGGCTATCGTGCTGAATTGACCGCACAGTCATATCGTGCTGGCGCACAAGCACGGAGAGATGCAATTGCCAGTGGAAAGACAGCAGAAGAAGCCGCACAAATTGAGTTAAAGGTCATGGGCGACACATTGGCTAATCCACCCGCCAACATTGATGAAGCCGCCTCAGACTTTGCCCAAATGATCACATTCAGCCGTAAGTTGACTGGCGCTTCCAAGCAAATACAAGAGTTGGCACAAGATCATTTAATTGGAAGAATTACTTTGCCATTTGTAAAGACTCCAACATGGGTTGCCAGCGAGTCATTGCAACACAGTGGAATGGCATTCTTGTCTAGTCAATGGCGCAAAGACATGGCGGCTGGTGGCGCAAAACGTGAGCTTGCCATGGCTAAGTTTGGCATGGGTTCAACGCTAATGATTGGCGTTGGATCTTATGTGGCTGATGGTCGCATCACAGGCGGTGGCCCTGGTGACGGTAACCTGCGCAAGATTTACTTAGACAGCGGATGGAAACCATATTCATTTGTGTTTCAGCCTGGCGAATGGGACGCTGAGTTTGTTGACTATCTCAAAGGCATGAAGATTGACCCATCCATTGGCACTGACCAACGTCTGTATGTACCATACCGTGGCATTGATCCACTTGCTGGCCCAGTAGCAATGATGGCTGATGCTGTTGAATATGCTCGCTATGAGGATGATGAAGACTTGGTTGCTCAGGCTATCCTTGGTGCAACATGGGGTTTGTACAGTTATGTTGGACAACAGCCTTTCCTGACTGGCATCAGCTCAATTGCTGGAGCTTTCAGCCAAACCATACCCAACCCCAAACAGGCATTCAAAGATGCGCTTAATCAAGTTGCATCTACTGGCGCTCAGTATGCCGTTGAAGGCTCTCCTCCTGGCATGTTCAACAGCGCAAGAGCGCAGATTGAGCGTATTGTTGACCCCAACAAACGTGAGACTGGAGAGTCTCCAAACTTGCCTACCGTCATCAAAGGTTTCTATGAGGGGTTGAACAGGTCAATTTCTAAGACTCCATTCTTGAGTGATTCTCTTGGCAAGCAATATGACTACCTTGGTGAAGAGATGATGGACATTGATCCAGCCAATCCATGGTTGGCATCGTCCAGTGGCATCAGATTCTCTACCAGCAAACAGCGTCCTGCCGACAAGATCATCATTCAGCTTGGCATGTCGATTAAGAAGCCTGGTCGCTCTATCACCATGGGCGATGTCAGCGTCAAGCTGGAGCCAGACGAGTACGAGTACATGATGCGTCAGTTTGGCAAGATCACTGATGGTCAGGGTATGCGTCTGAAAGATGCCATCGTAGAGCGCACCAAAGCGCCAGGCTTTGACTCACTGGACAAGTATGTCAGACAGCAGAATATTGCTGAGGTCTACAGTTCATTTACGGAAGCGGCAAAGCAGGACTTGATAGCAAACAGCAAGTTTTCCACAGCTATCCAGCGCCGCATAGAAACTGCACAAAACAGGCTTCCAAGGGTAGGCAAATATGCCAAGTAATCGTACAATTTCTAAAAGGATGGACTGATCATGGCGATCCCAATTTCCAACGTAACACGCCGAGTGGTATATGCAGCCAGTGGTACTGGGCCGTATGCCTTTACCTTTGAGATTTTGGCAAACACCGACATTGCTGTCTATCGTGACGACACCCTGTTGACGTTGACCACAAACTACACAGTCACTATTGCCTCTAATGGCACAGGTTCTATCACTCTGACAGCCGCACCCACTGGTGCAACTCAGATTGCCATTGTCGGTAACCGCACCATTCAGCGTACTACTGACTTTGTGACTGGTGGTGACTTTTTTGCCAACACTGTCAATGATGAGATGGATCAACAGACCATTTTTGCACAGCAGAATGCAGAAGGTTTGAACAGGGCATTACAAGCTCCACAAACAGACCCAACCACCATCAACATGATATTGCCACGCAAGGCAGATCGTGCAAATAAGACATTGGCTTTTGATGCTGATGGCAACCCAGCAATTGGTATCAGTGCGGCTGACGTTGCCAACGCTGTGACTTATGCCACCAACGCCGCCAACAGTGCTACTGCTGCGGCATCAAGCGCAAGCTCTGCGTCCAGCTCTGCCTCTGCCGCAAGTGGATCTGCCAGCACAGCAAGCACTCAGGCCAGCAATGCATCAACATCTGCCAGCAATGCGTCTACTAGCGCAAGCGGTGCGTCAACTTCAGCCACCAATGCGGCGGCATCTGCAAGCACTGCGACAACCCAAGCCAGCAATGCCAGCACATCGGCTACCAATGCGGCAAGCTCTGCGTCTGCTGCCAGTACGTCTGCCAGCAATGCCGCTACCAGTGCAACGAATGCAAGCAACTCAGCAACTACTGCCAGCACCCAAGCAAGCAATGCAGCAACAAGCACCAGCAACGCAAGCACAAGTGCAACCAATGCCGCAAGTTCTGCCGCCGCTGCCGCCTCTGCTTTGGACAGCTTTGATGACCGCTACCTTGGCACAAAGACATCAGACCCAACGCTAGACAATGACGGCAATGCACTGGTGGCTGGCGCTCTGTATTTCAGTACAACTCAGAACGTGATGAAGGTCTATGACGGTGCAAGCTGGATCACTGCTACATCTGCTGGAGCCACCTCACTGCTGCGGTTTCGCTATGTTGCCACCAGCGGTCAGACCACATTCAGCGGTGCTGACTCTGCAAGCGCAACACTGACCTACACCGTCAACAACATTGAAGTCATGCGTAATGGCGTGACGTTGGACACATCCGAGTACACGGCAAGTAACGGCACAAGCATTGTGCTGACAGTGGCTGC